TTAAGGTTCGGAAGCAAGACGGTAAGTAGTGTTTTGTTTGTCTTTTTTTAGAACCTCGATTTGATTTTCGAGTCTGCCAATTTTCGTAGCTAACTCTATTATTTTATCATCTTTTTCTTTTAATTTTTTTTCAAAAAAAATTGAATCATTAAAATCTGCTGTAGTCCCATCACATTTTTTTATCATTTCTCCTTCGCCAGTAAAAAGCCAACATAGATTCAATTCTGTATAAATTAAGGCTATTTTCTCTATTACATTACTCCCTATTGATCCATCTTTTTTTATTAATTTTCCAATATATCCATTACTAGCCCCTACGCTTTTATCAAAAGCGTTCATACTAATATTTTGTTTTTCAATGTACTCTCCTATTCTTTTGGCTGCCCCCATTTATTTTAGAAAAAAATCTGTAAAAATATTTTTTAATACAGAAAATATTCTGTACGTTTGTTTCAACATTATGACAGATCAAATATAACAAATGGACAAACAAACACAAATAGCGCAAATACGGTACTCAATTAATGAGGCTTTAGAGTCTGTTCCTAAGAAGCATTTCAAACAAGTTAAGGAAGATGTAAAGAAGTTGTTGGGTATTAAAAGTAGACAGCAGCTTTTATTGTATCAAAACGGAACTGCAATGCCTAAGTTGGATAAAGCGCGGGCTGTTGAAGAGTATTTTTTAACTCGATGGGGTATTGATAAAGTTTGGAAAGAAGTTTACGAGCTTGATCCTGGTCCTTTGCAGATAGACGAAAACGAAGCAATACAATAACCCACTATCCAATGAACCTAGCTTTTAAATATTGCGATTTACCACAGGTAGAAAGAGAAGTAACAGAGTTATACGCCTGCGGACTTACAAAGAAAGAGATTGCCATTTTGCGCGGCAGATCGACACATACGATAGATAACCAGTTGAAGAATATTTTTATTAAAACAGGCACCCGCAAGGATACAGAACTAGCGGCATGGTATTTCTGTACCCGATATAATCTAAGTCTTAACCTGCCTGAAAATGTTCGAAAATTAATTGCCTTTTGCCTTTTGGCGCTGGTTGGGATAGGTATGTATAATGAGCAAAAGATAATACGCTTTTTCCTATCGTCAAGATACGCAAGGGTTAGAGCGCCTAAAAGAAACGATAATAATTATTACATATGAAAGGAGATATACTTCCAAGGGCATTAAGTCAATCGGAGATTGATGATATAACAATAAACGTCGACAATGCGGAACGTCGAGTAGAAGCATCTGAACTGGGAGAAGTTTCTCCCAGCTACGATGCAGACAGAGAAAGAATGTTGAAACGCGCTCTTATACTTATAGGCGAGTTTAAAAAAATGGAGCGGTTTTTTCGTGAAGAATTGGAAACTATTAGCGGCTGCAAACCTGAGCGAAAAAGACGTGACAGGAAGCAGGAGAGGAAAGATATGTATGAAAGGTATTTTGTTCGGAAAGGATATAATTAAAAGCTAACAAAATGGAACAGTTAATTTTTATGGTTTTAACGATTTGCGTTTTATTGATTATCGCATTAGTTGCGTTTGTTTCTGGTGTTATAAGTTACATCTCGTCTAGGAATAAAAACGGCAAATCTGTGAGTTATTACCAAAGAACGACTAAAATAATATAACAAAATAAGGCTAGGAATAGCAGTTGGTTAGGATAAAGCTGTTACCCGTGAGGACCACAGCTTTTAAATAAAAAAGGAGATTGGCGAAAATGGCAAAACGTAAGCTTTTATAAATATTGGGTTCGAGTCCTGATATCTCCACAAAACAAAACTTTTGAAGTATGAAAACAATATTAACAGCGCTTTTTATGACGATTTTTTATGTCGTTTGCGCAATATGCTTTGTGGTTCTTTTAGCCTTGAATGGATTTAAATTGAATTGAAATGAACATGAAAAAGGACGCATACTATTTTCCGCACGATAGTAACGCAAAAGATGACCCCAAATGCATTATGCTAATAGAACAGCTAGGATTAGAGGGTTATGGAATATACTGGGTTTTGATTGAAACTCTAAGAGATCAGCCAGGGTATTGTTACCCGATTCAATTACTTCCAGCTTTAGCAAGACGATTCAATACCACATTTGAAAAGATGAAAGCTGTTGTTTTAAGCTACAATCTTTTTATTGTGAAGGATGATATTTTATTTTTTTCTCAGTCTCTATGTGATCGAATGAAGAGCTTAGAGGATAAACGAGTTAAACGTTCATTAGCTGGAATAAAAGGTAACGAGAAAAGGTGGGGCGATCGCATTGCAATCGCTGAGCAATCGCAATGCGATCGCAATTCATCGCTAGTAAATAAGAGTAGAGTAAAGGAGAGTAAAGTAAAGGAAAGTAAAGGAGATGATAGTATAGTAAAGGATTATAAGGAAAAACAAAATCGTTTTTCCGCTCCATCCAAAAACGATATTATTTCTTTTTTAATTTCTGAAAAAAAAATAAAAGAGTCTGACGTGAACTACTACGCTGAAAGATTCATGATGTTTTACGATAGTAAAAATTGGATGGTAGGTAAGAACAAGATGACGAATTGGAAAACAGCTTTAACTAGGTCTCTTGATTGGGAGGATCGACGTAATAACCGTCAAACTACTGGTAGATTCGGATACAACGAAATAAACGAAGACGAAGTACTTAAAAATATTCGATAATGGAAACATCAGTTAACACGCAGTTTTGCGAGATGGCTCAAATTGAATTTAAAACCAAAATTGCAAATATGGTTTTAAGGCTTAATAAGGCTATGGGTAACGCACATACTCAGGATGAGATAACGTTTGTTGCTTCAGAAATTTGGCGAAGCTTGTATTTCAAGAACCCGAAAGTTCCTTTGGGGTTGTTATATCGTTACTACGAAGATGCTATAGCTGGCAAGGTAGGATTAAAGAAGATAACTGTTCAAACGTTGCTGTCTAGCCTTAACGATTATATAGCAGAATGGAAGGAAAAAGAGAGAAAAAATGCTGAAAAGTTTATAAACGCTATGGAGGATAAAGCTCGTGCTGAAGGGAAATTTACGACGAATTCTCCCATAGTTCAAGCATCGGTGTGGTTGATAAATATGCGGTGTGATGGTTACGATGTTGACAATATTTATGCTCGTGAAGTTGCCGAGGTTATAGAAAGTGGTAAGAATCCTTACCATGTCTTCAAACCGTTACTAAAAACGATAATAAGTGCCAAATAAATTAAGAAATAACCGGAGGCCGTGGGAGCCGGAGAAAACAAAGGCTCATGAAGGTAGGACCGTTGATAATTCGGCTTTTTACAATTCAGCGATATGGAGAAAAACGCGTCGCGAGTTTTTGAATGTTTTTCCTCTTTGCGCTGATTGTAAGAAGAAAGGTATCACAAGACTTGCAACGGTAGTCGATCATAAAAAGCAGCTTATTGAACTACAGAAAGCGGGTGAGGATGCATGCGACTGGAAGTACTTACAGGGCCTTTGCGCTTCGTGTCATAACAGTAAATCAGGAAAAGAACGTCATGGAATCGTTGAAAATAAGTAAGGTTACTAAAGATTTTTACTCAGAGCTTTCGGTAAATGAAGCTTCTTTGAAGACTTATGAACGAGTTATGAATCAGTTTATAAAATGGTTATTTGTCAACAAGATAGAATTTAACCAGGTGAAAAAAGCTGATATTATAAACTACAAACGACAGCTTAACAAAGTGTTGGGTGTAAAGACTACAAACCTTTATATCTCTGTTGTAAGGCGGTTTTATGAGTGGCTTGAAGACAATAGCTTATATACGAATGTCGCCCGGGGAATAAAGCAAGATAAGATCCTACACGAGTATCGCCGGATGCCTCTCACTAAAGATCAGGTGACAAAGCTTCTCGACTCGGTTGATATGTCTACAAATAAAGGCAAGCGCGATTATGCAATGCTTTATCTTATGATTATGACAGGATTAAGGCGGGTTGAAGTACAACGGCTTAATGTTGGTGATTTGATTGAGATAAACGGAGGTTATGCTCTCCGGGTGCAGCGTAAGGGATTCAAGACAAAGGACCAGTACAAAGGTTTGTCTTCCGATTTGTTCTACGCAATACAGGATTTTATTTGTACAAGAAAGGAGTTTGATGATAGTAAACCTTTATTCAATTCCTGCGGATACGGGAGAGATAACCGGCTAACAGTTGACTCGATCAGTAAGACAGTTAAGAAGTATTTGTTTAACATAGGTTTAAACTCTTCGCTTTACTCAGCTCATTCACTCAGACACACAACGGCCACGACGCTGTTAAACGAGGGTTATGACATCTACTATGTGCAGGTTTATATGGGGCATTCATCCCCAGCTACAACCGAGCTATACACGAAGTCTTTCGGTGATAAATTAACGAAAGATGATTCAGGTATAAAATCACTCGAAAAAGCATTCGAAATTAAAAAACGGGGCTGTAAACATTAAATTTACTGGCTTATCGTAATTAATTAATATATAAATATATAAGTAGTTATTAAAAATTAATATAAATAAGTAAAATGAAAACGCAATTTAAATCACTTCCAAAATTACATCTAGCGTGCTCTAGTGATGAATTGAGGCCGGTTATGAATCACATACTCGTTACGAAAAGTGATGTTTGTGCATCAGACGCTCATATTTTAGTGAACCATGCCACATCTAATTTATTTGATGAAGAATTTATTGCATCAATGCCGGATAGATTTTTGATTAATTCGAAGCATTGGCAACTAATGTGTAAGAAGCATTTATTTGTCACATTTGACAAAGAAATGATAAGGGTAATTTATTCTTACGGAGAGGTTTATTATCCCATATATACAGAGAAAAGCATTGGTTCGTATCCTGATTTTAATCAAGTATTCCCTAAAGAAACAGATAAAGGAGAAGTTGGTGAAATCGGAATTAAGCCCTCTTTACTTAATAGATTGTGTTTGACTATGCGAGGTGAAGATGATTTAGATAATCTTAAACTAACCTTTCACGGATGTAATAGAGCTGTGGTTGTAAGACTTACAAGTAACACTAATGTCAGAGGGCTTATAATGCCATGTACGATTTATGATTAATAAGTGAGCGCATAGGAGTAGGGGGTAAAATCTCAACCACCTTTAATGTGCATACCGTTGCTAACCCAAAAAGACACACGTGCAAAATTTAACATGAAAATGGGAAGATCTAAATTACCTGACAAGATAAAACAACTTAGAGGCACTGACCAAAAGTGCCGGATGAGCAATGTTGATTTTGGTGATTTGCAAAAATTGCCTGCTCCTCCAAAAACTTTTTCTAAGACCTCTAAGCGAATTTACAAAACGCTAGGAGCTTCTGCGCTTGCCTCTGGTATTTTAACAGCAACCAACTTGCCTCAATTCGTTGCTTACTGTAATGAGATTGGAATATACATGGATGCTAACGATACATTCGATACTCTTGAATCTCGGGTTGAAGCAGGAGGCGGGATGAATGGAACCAGGACATTTGTATCCGGGATGCAACGCATAGCTGACGGAGCTTTGCAAAAAGCTTTGAAGATAGGAAGGGAGTTTGGTTTTACACCTGCTACGGTGAACCGGATTGGAGGCAAGGTTAAAGAAGATGGTGATGATTTCTCTAAGTTTTTAAACTCATAAATATTTAAACAATGGAATTAACTATTACAAAAGAAACCGCAAGAAGATTATATCCGGAGGCTCCGGATTGGTTTAAGGCTGAACTTGAAAGTGAGTTTGGTAAGGATATGTTTAAAGAAAAGTCTTTTAACAAGATTAAGACTTTTGAAGATGCTTGTGATGCTGTAGGGGTTGAGCCTAATGATGTAGTTAACTCGAATGATACAGTTGATGAAGCGGCTTACAAAAAACTAAAGGTGGTAGCGAAGGCGATTAATAACGGTTGGGTTCCCGACTGGAATTATAGTGATCAGTACAAATGGTACCCGTGGTTTCGTTTGTCTTCCGGTTTCGGTTTTTCGTGCGCGGATTGCCGCTACGTTGCCTCGGGTTCGTACGTCGGTTCCCGCCTTTGCTTTGAGACTGAAGAGCAGGCGGTATATGCAGGAACTCAGTTTAAGAGTTTGTACAAAGATTTATTAACTCTTTAATTAAAAAAATAATGACAACAAAAACAAAGAATGCCGCTAAGGTTAAAGTTAATGTTTTCGATTATAAATCGATTAGGACTTTTGAAGACGCTTGTAAAAAGCTTGGTATTGATCCGAATCAATTGCCTGAAGTTCCGTTGGACGAATTTAGAAAACCAACAGTTGCAGCGTACAAGCTGATGATTATATATGCAGCAATTAATAACGGATGGAAACCCGATTGGAGTAATTATGATCAATTGAAATACTATCCTTGGTTTGAAATCTTGTCTTCCGGTTTCGGTTTTTCGGGCGCGGATTTCAACTACGCTTACTCGCTTTCGGACGTCGGTTCCCGCCTTTGTACTGATACGAGGGAGAAGGCGTTGTACATTGCTGCGCAGTTTGAGGCGGAGTACCGGGATTATTTTTTATTCGAGGAAAATAAATAATTGAAACAGGGTGGTATGCTGAATGAGCTGATGGTTTTGTCTTCCAGTTTCGGTTTTTCGAACGCGAATTACAACTACGATAACTCGAATTCGAACGTCAGTTCCCGCAATTGCCAAAGTTTACGCAGTATAGACCTTGCCAACATGGCAAAACAATTTCTCTTAAAATGCGCACTGGTAGCTTCGGCGAACGTGAGCTTTTAAAAAGCAAAGGAGTAAAACAATGAAAAGAATAGGTAATTTATATTCAAATATTTGCAGCCTTGAAAATATTCAATTGGCTGACAGTATAGCGAGAAAAGGAAAGCTTACACAGCCTGGTGTTGTTGATCACGATAAAAACAGGGAAAGCAATTTGCTTGCGTTACAACAGATGTTGATTGATGGTACTTATCGCACTTCGGCATACACGACGTTTACGATATTTGAACCTAAGGAAAGGCTTATATTTCGGTTGCCATACTACCCTGACAGGATTGTACAGCATGCTATAATGAATGTTCTTGAACCTGTTTTTGTATCGACATTTACGGCTGATACTTATAGCTGCATTAAGGGACGCGGTATTCACGCTGCGGCTGATGCTGTAAAGGATGCTTTAAGGGATATTGATGAGACTCAATATTGCCTGAAGCTGGATGTGAAAAAGTTTTATCCGAGCGTTGACCATGAGGTTTTAAAGGGCTTATTGAGACGTAAGTTTAAAGATGCTGCATTGCTTGATTTACTCGACGGAATTATTGACAGTGCTCCGGGGTTGCCAATTGGTAATTACCTAAGCCAATACTTTGCTAACTTTTATCTAACCTATTTTGATCACTGGTTGAAAGAGGTAAAAGGGGTTAAATATTACTTTAGGTATGCGGATGATATGGTGATATTATCGAGTGATAAACGATATCTGCACGCGTTGTTATGGGACATAAGAAGATATTTATTTGAAAATTTAAAGCTTGAGGTTAAAGGCAATTGCCAGGTGTTTCCGGTTGAGGCCCGCGGGATTGATTTTGTTGGGTATGTGTTTAGGCATACGCATACGCGGTTAAGGAAATCGATTAAAAAGCATTTTGCAAAGATGCTTGCGAAGAACCGAAACGAAAAGTCGATTGCGAGTTATTACGGTTGGGCTTGCCATGCTAATACTAACAACTTACTTAACAAATTATTAAAATGAATTCGTTTAGTCAATTTAATATAAAGGCTTCGGCCAAAGGGTTTGAAGGCGAAAAGATAAAGATGAGCCGGATATTGAACCGGGAGATTGTTGTGCATGATTTTAAAGTTGAAGAATCGAAGGTTAAAGACTTTAGAGAAAGAGGATCGGGTAAGTGTTTGCACTTGCAGATTTCGTTTGATAACAGGAAGTATATTGTGTTTACTTCTTCGACCGGGTTGATGGATACAATACAGCAGATTCCTAAAGAAGGGTTTCCATTTACGACTACGATTATTCAAGAAAACGATAGATACTTATTCTCATGATACCGGTATCAGAAGTAAAATGTTGCGACAACGTAAAGTTTATGAAAGAATTTCCGGATGAATTTTTTGATGTTGCAGTTGTGGACCCGGGTTACGGGATTGGAGAAGATTGGAAAAAGGATAGTAAGGGAGTTCATTATAAACATAACAGCAGCTACAAGAACGATACTGTTCCTTCTAAAGAATACTTCGAGGAGTTATTTAGGGTTAGTAAGAATCAGATTATTTGGGGAGGTAATTATTTTACAGAGTTTTTACGTCCTGTGAATTCATGGATAATTTGGGACAAGAAAAGGGATGTTGAAAAAACATTTATGAGTGAATGTGAGATGGCATGGACCTCGTTTAATGTTCCGGCAAGAATATTTCGCTTTCAGTGGGATGGTGGAAAAAAGGAGAATGAGACCGGTATAACAAAGATTCATCCTCACCAAAAACCGCTAGCACTATATTCCTGGATTTTTAAAAGATATGGGTTCCCCGGGTGTAAAATACTTGATACGAATATGGGTTCGCAATCGTCTCGCATAGCTGCGTATTGCGGAGGCTTTGATTACTGGGGATGTGAAATAGATCCTGAATATTTTAGCTCAGGTTGTGAACGGTTTGAAAAAGAATGTAAAGGTATTGTGAGGCAGATTGGTGGATTTGTGCAGCAACAAAAATTGTTTGTGTAATTATTCTTGTAATGGAACGTGATATTGAATTGATTGAGATAGATCTTTTTTGTGGAGCTGGCGGAGTAACGACTGGTTCTGAAGAGGCTGAAGTTGAAGATAAAAAAGTATGCGAGGTTATTGCTTGTGTAAATCATGATGAAAATGCGATTGCAAGTCACAAGGCTAATCATCCAAAGGCATATCATTTTATCGAAGATGTTAGAATGGTTAATTTGAATTTGTTGAAAGATATAGTTAAAGAAAAAAGGCTGTCACATCCTAATGCTAAGTTGGTAGTGTGGTGTTCGGCTGAATGTACAAACTATAGCGATGCTAAGGGAGGAGCCCCAAAAGATGCAGACAGTCGTACTTTGCCTCAGGCATTATATATGAAATATAATGAAATGGAGGAACGTTACGAAGTTGGAGATAGTTATATACAGGTTTTAAATCCAGATATTATATGGGTTGAGAATGTGGAAGAGTTTATGTCGTGGGGACCACTTGATGGTAGAGGAAGACCGGTATCAAGAAAGAAGGGAATTGACTACTTAAAATGGGTTGAAAATATTAAGGCATTAGGTTACGATTACGATTTTCGTATTTTGACGTGCGCAGATTATGGTGATTATACTTTCAGAGAAAGGTACTTTGGCCAATTTGTTAAAAAAGGTTTGCCAATATCATGGCCAATACCAACGCACTCTAAGTTTGCTAAATCGGACATGTTCGGTTCGTTTAAAAAATGGAAGGCAGTTCGCGAAGTATTGGATTTGCAGGATGAGGGTAATTCTATATTCGATAGGAAGAAACCACTTGTTGAAGCTACATTAGACCGGTTTTATTCTGGGTTGATTAAGTTTGTTGCAGGAGGAAAGGATAAGTTTATTTCAAAATACTATTCCGGAAACCCCAATCAAATGGTAAGTGATATTGATAGTTCAATATCAACAATCAGAACAAAAGACTGTCAGTCGTTGATTTCAACAGCTTTTCTTTCTGCTTACTATAGTGGTAGTAATGTTGTTAGATCTGTTGAAGGCCCGTCGCCAACTATAACTAGAAAAGACAGGTTAAGTGTTGTTAGGCCTAAATACTTTATTGATCAACAATACGGATGTTCTAGCGCTGCGGACATAAACAAGCCTTTAGGGTCATTAACGAAGAATCCAAAGTTTAGTTTAATAACATGCAGACCGTGGCTTATGGATACGAATTACAGAAACGTAGGAACCTCACTTGATTCTCCATCGCCGGTTATCACGGCAAATAGAAAGTGGCATTATTTAATTAATCCTCAATTTAAAAGCGGAGGGTCTAGTATTGACTATCCATGCTTTACTTTAATTGCCAGGATGGATAAACGTCCCCCTTATATAGTCGAAGTTACAAGAGAACGAAAATCTATTCCCTCATTCATCCGGATAATTGGCGGGCAGGTTATATATGAAATATACGACGACGATACGCCTAACATGAAAAAGATAAAGGAGTTTATGGCAGCCTATGGTTTGATCGATATTAAAATGAGGATGCTAAAGGTTGTAGAACTTCTTAGGATAACTGGTTTCCCAGAGGATTATATTTTGGTTGGATCAAAGGAAGATCAGAAAAAATTTATTGGTAATGCTGTTCCGGTAAAAACAGTTAGAGCACTTATAGAATCTACTGCAAGAGGAGTAATGCAAATGAGATTAACCAAGGTAGCATGAATTCGGCGGAGAAGTATATTGAGGAGGTTATAACGGGGAAGGTTAAGGTTTGTGAGCTTACGCGGATGGCGGTGATGCGGCACGTGGAGGATCTTGAAACGGGGGTTGACAGGGGGTTGTTTTTTGATAAGAAGGCGGGGGAGAAGGCTATCAACTTTTTTAAGCAGGCTGGGTTGAAGCATACGAAGGGGGAGTTTGCGAAGAAGAGTAACACGGCTTTTATCCCTGAACCATGGCAGTGTTTTATACTTTATGTGCTGTTCGGGTGGAAGAATGCGGACGGATCGAGGCGGTTTAACTATGCTTATGTTGAAGTTGCTAAGAAGAACGGCAAGAGTACGTTTGCTGCCGGGATTGCTCACTATTGTTTTATTGCTGATAAGGAGCCAGGAGCAGAGGTGTATACGGCTGCGAGTAACAGGGATCAGGCGAAGATTGTTTTCAACGAGGCGAGGAATATGGTTAGAAATTCTACTCAGCTTAAAAAGCTGGTGACTGTGTATGAACACTCGTTGTTTGTTGACGTGACGATGAGTACGTTTAAACCTCTTTCGGCTGATCAGGATTCGTTTGAAGGTAAGAATCCGAGCTGTACTATTTTTGACGAGTATCACGTGCAGAAGACTAACGACTTATTTGACAATATAAAATCGGCTATGGCGAGCCGGAAGAGCCCGTTGCTTTTTATTATTACCACGGCCGGCAAGAGTAGGACATCGCCCTGTTACGACTACCGGCAGATGGTTATTGAGATATTGAAGGGAGTCAAGAACCAGGATAATATTTTCGGGTTGATTTATACGCTTGACGAAGGCGATCAGTGGGACGATCCTGAAGTGTGGATAAAGAGTAATCCGAACCTGGATGTGAGTGTTAATCGTTCGTTTCTAGAAAATGAATTGAAGGAATGTAAGAACCGGGAGAGTGCGGTTATCAACTTCAAGACAAAGAATCTTAATATCTGGACGGATAGTTCGAAGGGATGGATTGCGGATAAAGTTTGGATGGCGTGTGCGAGCGAGGAGGTTACTAAAGAAAAACTGATTGGGATGTCGTGTTATGGCGGGCTGGACCTTGCTGCAAGTACTGACTTGAATTCGCTATCGTTGTACTTCCCTGAAATTAAAGCGCAGTTGTGGTGGTTCTGGATCCCGGAAGGGAAGGTTGCGCAGGTGGAAGATCGGGTTGATTACCGATTGTGGGTGCAACAGGGTTGGATTAAGATTACTGAGGGTGATGTTATAGATATAGATACGATATCGGCGGATATAGTTGAGATTGTTTCGCAATATAATGTAGCATCGATAGCGATTGACCCGGCACGGGCTTATCATGGGGTGGTTCAAAATCTGCAAAAGGAAGATATTACTCTCTCGCATTTTAGGCAAGGGTTTGTGAGTATGGATACTCCTACGAAGGAATTTGAAAGGTTGATTGTAGGAAAGGAGCTTAGGCACGAAGGAAACCCGGTGATGCGGTGGAACATGGGTAACATTGAAATAAGAACGGATCCGGCAGGAAATATAAAGATTGATAAGGGTAAAAGCAGGAACAGGGTAGACGGACCGGTAGCGGGTGTGATGGCGATTGGTGAATATATGACTAACAGTGACAACAACTTAATAAATGAAATATATGCAAACGAAGGAATCAAAACAACTTAAGCAGGTGAGTGCAGAGGACTTACAGCTTAATACTTTCGAAGGGTTTAACCGGCGGTTTGACGCTTACCTGAAAGTGAGCAGGACACAAAACGAGGCGTATGATAGAGCGGAAGCGGATCACTCGGCGCTGTTTGGGGTGGATAAATATTCAGGTTATGAGAGTTTTAGACAGTGCAGGAACAGGAAGTTTAAAATAAACAGGTGAGATGAGTTACATAGAGTTGCTTCCTGACTTTGTCACGTGGAAAGAGTTTTACTTTTTCCTGTTTGATTCTTTCTCGGAGATAATGGTGAAAGAGAACCCTTGCAGATGGATAGGCAATACTTGTATTCTAAACAGAGATCGAGGAGGAGCAAACGGGTGTTGTAATGCTTGCAAGATGAACACTTACGCCGGGTGCTCGATACAAAACTTGGGTTGCAAGTCTTTTTTGTGTGAACGGGCTTTTAATAATCTATCCATTGCCGGCCGTGAAAAGTGGAGGGAGTTGATTGAATTAAATAACAGATATATAAAAGTTTATGCAAATGAAAAGGTTAAGACAATTGTTGGAACAAGAGGCTGAAAAGCTTGGATTTAAATTTGTTGACGAGGTGAGCGATTTGCAATGGGGTTGCGATGGATGTGTGTTTGACGCTTTTAAGTGCAGTGAAGTAAGGCCTAAGCAATTAAGCGGATGTGGCGAGGCTAAGATAATATATGTGGATTCTAAAGTAAATAAAAATGAAAATAATAGATTATAAAATTCAGGATGATAGGGCATTTAGTATTATAAAGTTGTGGGCTAATGCCGGATTATTTGACGGGAGATCGGAGAGTAAATATATGCTTGATTGCAGGTGGTTTCTTGAAAAGTATGGTTGTATAGTGATATTTACAAGAGATATAGGACATCATTCCGGAGGTTGGTGGAAGAATCCTGATTATGAAAGGTGTTATCATTTGTCTATCTCATTCCCTGAGGGAAGAAATAAGAGGCATTTGAATAAGGTTATTGACGGCTTATTTGGATGGACAAAGAGATTTTTGTGGATTGAACCTCCATACAGTAAAGAGGGTAAGAGTGCAGAAGTGTGGCATTATCGTCTATTTTGCGACGCAGGTTGGCAACCGATTAAACCTCGCGGGGAAGTGTATTCTAAAGAGTTTACAGAGATTGGGTGGAAATCGTTTAGTGAGTTGAATTTTAATATTTAAATAAAATCAATATGGCAAATACAAAAATTGAATGGGCGACAAAGGTTTGGAATCCGGTAACTGGATGTACTAAAGTTTCTTCAGGCTGTGCAAACTGTTACGCGGAACGATTTGCAAAACGCCTGCAAGCGAACCCGAAAGTAAACGGTAAATATGTTAATGGTTTTGAAGTTACTTTTCATTCAGAAGAACTTTATAAACCTTTTTCGTGGAGAAATCCGCAACGATGTTTTACCGTTTCCATGGGAGATTTATTTCACGATGATGTGCGAGAAGAATGGATAGATCAGGTTATGGCTGTGATTGCGTGTAACCCAAAACATACTTTCATTCTTCTTACTAAGCGTCCAGAAAGAATGCATCGTTACTTTAATAAGCCTAAAGAGGAATTGCTGAAAGCATGGGAGGATGCAATTTACGAAGTTGGGATAGCGACTAAGGATGGTGACGTTGATGCGCCGGCTTGTTTTTTACATAACTTCACTCAAAGATTCTGGCCTCTCCCTAACCTGTGGCTTGGAGTAACTGTAGAAAATCAGGAACAGGCTGGGAAACGAATCCCTTTACTTCTTCAAACTGTGGCCGCTATTCGTTTTGTAAGTTGCGAACCTTTACTTAGCCTTATAAACTTGTCGCATATTGATGCAGAAATGAGCGGGCACCCAGATTGGTATTTTATAAACTCGTTGACGGGAAAACATACCGACATGGGAAGACCTTGTAAACAAGTTGGGAAAATAGATTGGGTTATAGCTGGTGGGGAAACTGGACCTAAGGCGCGCCCAATGCACCCGGATTGGGTCCGTTCTCTTCGCGACCAGTGTAGCGCCGATAATGTGCCGTTCTTTTTTAAAAGCTGGGGAGAGTGGGGCCCATTCACGTATGGAGGAAGAGGCAACCCCAAAAGCGATTTTAACTGGTGCGAACGCGGCGAAAAGTGGCAATGGATGTGTAAGGTTGGAAAGAAATCATCCGGTCGACTGCTTGATGATAAAGAGTATAACGAATTGCCGAATAAAGTATAAATAGTTGATATGAAAACAATTCTATCGTGGTTATTGCATCATGCAAACAGGAATACGCTTTACGGGGAGGATAAGCGGATATTTTATGAGATTAAAAACAGGATCCTGGCGAAGCGTGGTAAGTATTTGCATTATGATGTGCAGTTTATTGAGGGCAAGAAGTGCAGGGCCTGCGGTGGTACGGGGACACAATACTACTATGATTTTTATGGCGACGGTCCTGTAGATGCGGATTTTTGTTGGCACTGTTACAACGGGTGGTATAAGCGACCGACGTGGAATATTCTTTCGGTTGTTGATTTTGGCGGGTATGTTTTTCACCGGCCTTACAAGCGGGTGTATGAGAATCCGAATATTACCAGCCAGGTGATTGAAGGGTATATTGAACACACGCCTACGCGCTTTTCGAAGCTTGCTCTTAAAACGTTATTTGTGGTTTACGATAAAACGTTTTTTAGGCGGTGGTATAAAAATATCGGGTTGGGATGGAGATTGTATTGGTGGTTGCCGCGGAACTGGGTGAATAATGTTTTTCACGTTTTGAAGTATGGGCGAAAATCGTTTCCGGTGAAGCGGCTTGTGAAGAGGCTAACGCCGAAACCTAAACCGGCGTTTGAATATAGTATTGATGATTTACCATTTTAAACTATAGTGATATGGAATGTAGTTATATGGCGGCTCCCGGGGTGGACTGGCAATGGTTTAGGGATGCGGAGATGAGGGATAATGAAGGGAAGTTTAAAGAGAGGGTAGCTGTTAATCAAAAGTCGATTGCGGAGTTAATACTTGTAGAGGTAGCGCACCTTCATAATTTGACCGTTGATGAGATTGTGAGTATTACGAGAGAAAGGGAAGTTGTGTTGCCCAGGCAGAAGGCTATGGTGCTCATGGATAAATACACTACTTTGACACTTGCTAAGATTGGGAATGAATTTTCGGGGAAAGATCACGCGACGGTTCTTCATGCGAAGAAGACAATAGCGAATATTTGTGAAACGGATAAAAGCTTTAAGGCGGAGTTTGATGATCTTGACGCTATTATAAGATATAAGCTTAAAGAAGCTAAGTTAGATAAGTATACTAAAATGAGGGTTGTATGAATTTACAGTTATCACTTAACGCTAAATGGTTTGAGATGACTAAGGCCGGGATTAAGACGGAGGATTACCGGGAGATAACCGGAATGGGGAGCTGAGCCGGGGAAGAAGTATTTTGTGATTAAACATGGGGATGTTGTGTAAGTATTTGAAAATTAATGTTGATTGAATGGCGTGTTAAAAAATGTAATATTGTTACTAAAAATATGTAACAATGTTACATTGATTTTTTTTTATTTAAAATGAATTTTGAGCCTGCAAAACTTAATGGATGGCTCAGAATACTCAGATACGCATTTTAGGGATACCAGTTTGGGAAAAACGGGCGAATGATCCGGTGCCTACCGGAACAATCGCGAGCCCGGATTCAAAGTTTGTTGGTGTGTTTGGGTTTGGTACTGACTCGGGTATTAATGTTAGTGAAGAGTTGGCGCTTACGTTGAGTGCTGTTTGGAGTGCTGTTAAGATTTTAGGCGAGACGCTTGCGATGATGCCGTTGAATGTTTACTCGGTAAACGAAAAGGGAGACAGGTTTGTAGATCGTAATAATGGTTTGCAACGGTTGTTGCACCGGAAGCCTAACCAGATGATGACAAGCTTTGTATTTCGGGAAACGATGCAACTGCACCTGAACTTAACCGGTAATGCTTATGCGTTTATCAATAGAGATGCCTATAACAATGTTTTAAGTTTAGATGTTATTGAGAGTCCACGGGAGGTTATTCCTTTTAAGTTCAACGGAGAAAAGTTTTTTTATTATCGCGGACGTACTTTTTTAAACAATGAGATATTACATATCTATGGAATGGGGTTTGACGGGTTGAAAGGTAAGAACCCGATTCAATACCAGCGTGAGCAGCTTGGAACAGGAATTTCTATTCAGAAGTTTGGAGCTTCGTTTTTTAAAAACGGGGTGAGGAATTCGGGGGTACTTGAAGTGCCTGGCAAGCTAACTACTGAATCGTATAACAATTTAAGCACATCTTTTTCGGATCGGTATGCCGGAACGGCTAATGTTGGTAAAGTGCCTATTCTTGAAGGTGGGGCAAAGTTTACACCGATATCGCTTACAAACGAAGATGCACAGTATTTAGGTTCGAGAAAGTTTTCGGTTAATGAGATAGCCAGGATGTTTCGCGTACCTCCGCATATGCTTGCTGATTTGGAGAGTTCGACAAATAACAATATTGAACATCAAGGAATTGAATTTGCAACTTACACGATGACGCCTCATTGCGTTCGCTGGGAACAGGAGATGAATGATAAGCTTATACCGGTTGGAGATCAGGACAGGAAGTATGTGAAGTTTAACATGGACGTGCTGTTGCGCGGGGATGCTGCGAGCCGGACGGCGATGTATAAAGACCTTGTGTATGTTGGAGCTTTGAGTCCTAATGAGATTAGAGCTAAAGAGGAACTGAACGCTTACGAAGGCGGAGACAAAAAGTTTATTCAGGTTAACATGATGCCGGTAGAGATGGCCGGAAAAAATATTCAAACAAAAGTAGAAGGTAATAAATAGTTGATAATTAGTAATTAGGTATATATGGCAAACGTAATTAAGTTACCTGAGGTTGAAAGACGGTTTGTGACTGGAGAAGTAAAGATTGAAAAGCGAGAAGGTCAAGAAAATAGTAGAATGATTGTTGGCTATGCTTTTAAGTATAACTCTTTAAGTAAAGATCTCGGAGGTTTTCAGGAAAGAATTGCTCCTGGTGCATTAGAAGGTGTTGACTTAAGTGACGTTGTGGCGCTGTTTAATCATGATCCTAATTATATTCTTGCGAGAATGAGCGCAAAAACATTATCGCTGCCTGTGGATGAAATCGGTTTGCCATATCAATTTGATGCTCCTGCAACAACTGCTGGTAATGATTTGCTTGAAAATGTTAGGCTACGAAATGTTTCGGGAAGTTCATTTGCCTTTATAGTTGAAGAAACAAAATGGGAAGAAGTTAACGGGATATACATACGTAATATTTTAAAGTTTAAAAAAATTATTGATGTATCACCTGTTGTGTTTCCGGCATATGACGAGACGGAGGTTGGGAAGCGTAGCCTTGACAGTTATAAGAAAGGTAGGACAGATACGACAGAGGTTAGAACAAACCTGGAACTGTCGAAGACATTAGTAGAGATGGCAAAACTATAATAATTAAAAATTCAATTAATCGAAGATGAAAAAGGTAAAGGAAAGATTTAACAAGCGGCTCAGATTTTTGAGCGTAATGATACTTGCGATTTGCGGGTTCATGTTTTTGGCCTCGATACAGGATGTAAAAAAGACCGGGGGCGCTGTGCTTATGGCGGCACCGTTATTTTTGGCGGGTATTACTATGAGCGGTAAGTCGCTTGAAGAGCTGCGGGAACTGAAGGGAAAAGCGGTGAAACAGCTTGACGATATTGTTGAGAAATGCCAGGCAGAGAAACGCGACCTAAATGCCGAGGAGATCGAAACGCGTAATGATTTGGTGACTTCCATTAGAAAAATAAATAGTGAGATTGAGGCGGAGGAGTTTCGACAGGAAGAAAAGCGGAAAGCGGCCGGGAAAAGTTTTAAGAAAAATGATGGTAAGGATCCGGAAGAAAGAGAAGTTGAAAAATATTCGTTTACGAAAGCTATACGCGCAAGAGTAGAAGGCCGGTCGCTTGACGGTATTGAACTTGAAATGCACCAAGAAGCTGAGAAAGAGGCAAGAGCTTGCGGTATGAGTATTAGCGGGATTGGCGTATCGACAAAAGTGCTCGACAATATTGCGAAACGTGCGATGACTGCAACTGGTTCTACGAGTGTTACAGGAGACCAGGGCGGCATGTTGATACCTACAGAGATTGAAGGCTTGGTGATGGCGCTTCGCCCTCAGCTGGTACTTGCAGGATTAGGCGCAAAGACGTTCGGTAACATGGTGGGAAATCTTGATATCGTGAAAGGAACTTCGACAAGTGCAAGCTGGAAGGCTGAAAACGCAGATTTGGACGAAACCGATGCCGATACATCGGTAATTACCGTATCTCCAAAACGTTTGGGCGCTTTAACAAAACTTTCGAAACAGTGGTTGATACAGACCAATCGCGCGTTTGAAAGTCAGGTTATAAGTGATATCCTTGCCGCTATTGCTCAGGCTGTAGAACTTGCAGCTATAAACGGTACCGGCAGTGGAAACAACCAGCCTACAGGTATTTTGGGTACAAGCGGTATTGGAAGCGTTGTTGGAGGTACAAACGGTCTCGCCCCTACTTACGCTCACATTTGCGAGCTTGAGAGCAAGCTTGACATTGCAAATGTTGCCGGCATGAGTTTGGCTTTCTTAACTAACCCGAAAGTTAAAAACAAACTGAGAACTACAAAATTGGATGATGGTTCGGGGATGTTTGTTTGGCCTCAGCTTGTGAACGAGTTGAACGGACAGAAGACAGCGGTTAGTAACCTTGTTCCCTCGACTCTTACAAAAGGAACTTCGACAAGTGTGTGCTCGGCGATAGTGTTCGGTGACTTCTCCGGATTGCAAATATACAACTGGGGTGGATTGGATATGATTGTGGATCCTTACACTTCGAAGACGTCGGGACAGATTGAAATATCGGTAGACTCGTTTTGGGATACAGCAATACCTGAGCCCAAACGATTTGCGGCAATGCTTGACGCATTAACAGCATAGGAGGTTGGTTTCATTGTGATTTTAGTTTCCCCGGAGGTTCGTGTAACCTCCGGGTTTTAACAACAAAACCTAATTTTTTTAACAAAATGAAAATAGTATTTATTCGAAATACAGCCCCCTTTGGTTACGCTTACGCAGAAGGCGAACCTCTTGATTGTTCAAGTGCGCAAGGTAATGAGTTTATTGAGCTTGGATATGCGCGGCTTGTTGAAGACTCGGAGGAAGGATTGCCGAAAGAGTTACCCGGGCGCGACGCGCTAATTGCGGCAGGAATAAAAGAAGTGAAAGATGTTCCCACGGAAGTAGAAGCGCTGAATGAATTAAACGGAATAGGAAAAGCTACAGCTGAAAAGATTGTTGCTTTTTTAAAAAAGTAAACAGGCTAACCGCCAATAAGAATTGATTTTTACAAAACTTAATTTTATTAATTAACTGAGTTGAAAATGAAAGTAAAAGCAAAGTTTAAATGTGCGTCGGTGACGGAAAATGAATACAACAAGACCGTTCAGCTTAACGCAATTTACGGCACCGAGGGAGAGAATGCTGACTTTACAAAAGCAACGCCATGGGGAGAACTTAAAATGAATATCGATAAGGAGGTTCCTGCAAGCGATTTTTTTAAGCCCGGCGAAGTTGTGTACTTAACTTTTGAAAAAGCTTAATTCTATTCCCGATGATCTATAAGCAGAAGACATTCCCAGCGGCCCAGGTAGTGACAACAGAAGAAGCTTTTAAGCACCTGGTGTTGGATATTACCGACGATGCAGGGGAAATTGAAATTGTTAACAGCTTGGTGCTCGCAGCTACGCGCTATTGCGAGAGCTACCAGCGCCGCTGTTACCTGCTTACAGAGTGGGAAGCTTACTTAAACAGCTGGCCGAGCTGCGTACTGATGATTGAGAAGTCGCCTGTTTCGTCCGTGACAAAAATTGAATACCGGGACGCCGGCGGAGTGTGGCAACAGCTTGCAGCTGATAAATACAAAGTAGATGCTGAAAGTGAACCCGCTCTTATCGCTTTTAATGCGGGGTTGCCGGTTGTGGACCGCACTGCTTTTAATAGCATACGGATAATTTTTAAGAGCGGTTATGTGGATGCAGACGGCGAAGAAGACACAACGCGGATCCCGGAAACGGTTAAGGCTGCGATTAAACTAATTGTTGGGCATTTGTACGAGCACCGGGAACAGGTTGTTATGGGAACGATACAAGCTGAGATGGACTTCGGGGTGAGTGCGTTACTGGATGTAGACAGGGTGTTTGTGTTTTAAAAGTACTAAGTACTGAGTAAAAAGTAAACAGAAGTGAATATAGGGAGGTTGAAATACAAGATCGAGATACTGAAAGGCACGAACGCTCAAGGCGCTTCGGGTGCTGTTTCGGTTGTATGGAAGACTTTATACAATACCATGGCGGATGTTGAATATAACACAGGGAATAAAGGCGAACAGAATAACGAAACGTTCTCGTCGCAAAGCATTAAGATTAAGATAAGGCATAAAGCTGGCATTGATGAGACGTTGCGCGTGAAGATGGAGGGCAGGGTTTACAAGATTGCGTTTGTTAATCCGCTTGTTTTTCGCAGGGTGTTACAGCTTTCTCTTGAACTTGTAAACGAATAGCATGGATGTAAGGTTAAAGATATTCGGGACGGAAGAAGCGGTGAAAGCTTTTGAAGAGCTGACGGGAGAGAATCAAAAGAAAGTATACCGGGCGGGCTTGAGAAAGGCAGGTAAGATTATACTTGACGAAGCAAGAAAGAACCTGAGTGCAGGTAAAAAGACGACACGCAAAAGACGGGTTGAAAAAGCCTTCAGGATGGAAGATATTACCGACGCAACGGGAGATTCGATTGAAGGGGTAAACGTAGGTAATACACATTATATGGCTCGCTGGTTTGAAGGCGGAACAAAAGAAAGACAAACGAAGGCCAGAAAAGGACGGAAGTTGAGAAAGACGGGAAAAATGGATCCGGTTCACTTTCTAGAACAGGCAACTGAAGACAAGGGAGAAGAAGCGGTGAACAGCATAGCGGAGAATATTCGCAAGAGTTATGACGATTTATTGAAGAAGTACGAAAGAAACGCAAACAGATAAACGATGATATACGCAGGTGACATATTATTCAATGGCTTAAGAAATGTTGAGGGGCTGGTTGGAGATAGGATATTCCCTATTATCGCCCCGGAAAAAACGCCTGCACCTTTTATTGTTTACAGGAGAGTATCCGGAAGAGGGGAATATACAAAAGATCTTCTCGCGTATGACGAAACAAATATTGAGCTGACAGTAGTTACAGCGACCTATGAAGAAGGCAGGACGAGAGCAAAGAAGCTGAGAGATATTATTGAAAAAGAAAGGCTGGTTTATGCTACGAGTATTTTGTATAGCGCTGAAGTTGTTGACTCGTCGGAAGATTTTGATGGTGAGGAATACAGTCAGAGGCTTGTATTTAAGTGTAAAGTAAGATAGAATATTAACAATAAAACCTAAATAAAATGGAAGTTGTTGAAGGAAAAGACCTGATGGTGTGGATAGGAACTACAACCAAAAAACCGTTTGCTTTTGCAAAGTCGCATAAGCTGAGCATAACACACGCTACAAAAGATCGTAGCTCGAAGGATAGTGGCATATGGACAGAAAAATCGAAAGGGCGGTTGAGCTGGGAGATATCTGGGGAGTTGCTTGTTACCTACGATGCGACAGCTACCAACTTTGAAGCGCTTACGGATGCGATTATGACTCGTGAGCTAGTCACACTAACTTGGGCAATTGCCAGCGGCACCGGTCCCGCATGGACACCCGATGCAACAAAGGATTTGTATATCGGACAGGCGTATGTTGATAAGCTAGACGTAACCGCAAACGACGGTGATGACGCAACGGCGTCGTTCACTTTCGGTGGACACGGACAGTTTGCTAAAACGAATGCACCTGCTTAATCTTTTTTGCGATGAATTATATCAAGATAGCATTTGGTAATAAGGAGTATAAGGTAGGACCATCTTCAAGGGGTATTATTCTGGTTGAAGAAGCGTTTGGGTGCGGCATTGACGAGGTAAAGGAAACATATGGTAATATCTGCAAAGTGTTTTATTACTTGCTTAAAGCTTGTAACCAGGAAAGCTTTACGCTGACGTTTGAGGAGTTTCTCGATTTAATCGATGAGCACAACGAAGCACTGCAGGAGTTCAATGATTTTCTTGTAAAAGTAAACTCGGAGAAGAAGCCGGAAAAAAAAAGGCCGAACGGGACGAAGACGCTGCCCCGAAAAAAGCCCTGACGATGAAAGAAATATACGGGATTGTAATTGCAAATACAGGAATCAGTCCCGCATATTTCCTCGACGAGATGGAGTGGTTTGAGATTGAAGCGGTGCTTAACGAGATATCGGAAAACAAAAAAGATCGTTGGGAACAAACCAGGCAGCTTGCGACAAAGATTGTAAACTGCTTTAGTGTTGAAGATAAATATATAGAAGCGACTTCGATTATGCCTTTGCCGTGGGATGAGAAGAAAACAAAAGTTAAGATAGCAAAAGAGCCCCCACCCCCGGAACTGGTTGAGACGATTAGTAACGTAGTAAACGACTTTTACAAAAATGGCAGCAAAGAAACTTAGCATATTAACAGAACTTACGCTTAACGCGGCCGGCTTCGACAAGGGAGCTGACGGCGCAAAGAGTAAGTTTGCCGCGTTGAAACAAGGAAGCGAGACGGCAGCAAGCGGGATAAAGGGTGCATTTAGCAACATGGCTGAAATGTTTACACCTATGACTGCACAGCTGGGAGGACTGCAGAGCGGGGTGTTAAGCGGGGTTAAAAGCTTTAAGGCGATGGTGCCGGCGATAACGGGGGTGAAAACAGCATTTATAGCGACGGGTATCGGGGCGATTGTGATTGCCCTGGCGACGGCATTTGCCGGATTAGTGGCATGGGTTAAGCGCACAGACGAGGGAAGCGACTCGTTAAGGAAAGTTTTTGACGTAATAAAAGCAGTTATCAATACTATTCTCGACAAGCTTGCAGCGCTTGGTAGCGCTATTGTGAAACTATTTAAAGGAGATTTTAAAGGAGCAGGAGAAGATGCGAAACGCGCGTTTACCGGGTGGGGAGATGCAATAAGCGATAATATTGAGAAGGCGAAGAAGCTAAACGACATACAGGATAAGCTTGAAGACTTTCAGGAGACGGCAGCGCTGAAGCGTGCAGAGGTTGAAGAAAGGATAAGCGAACTTGCGATGAAAGCAAGAGACGAAGAAAACTACAACGCTCAACAGCGCATGAGCTTTGCCAAACAACTGCGGGCCGCGTATGGAGATCTTTATAAAGTAAACAAAGAAGGCTTTGACCTTGAACTTGCAGCGCTGAAGCAGGAGCAGAGTACGAACGCGAATAACCAGGAGATACGTCAGAAGATTAATGAGAAGATGGCAGAGGGTATTCGGTTAAGCGCTGAGTATAATAACAATGTTACATCGACAACGAAGCTTTATAACAAGACGCGGAATGAGATTGCTGCAGCTATTGAAGAACAGAAGAAGCTTGCGGCAGAACAGTTGAAGGCGATGAAGAAAGCAGACATGGAAGGGGTAAGCAATAAGCCGCTTGCATTGAACTTTACGAAGAACGATAACAGTTCGAACATTGTTGCAACGTTGACGGCGAGGCAGAATAAGTATAACGAGAGCATAAAGAATACTCAGAATCACTGGAAAAATATAACCAAGGAGTTAAAAGGTTTTGTAGTATCAGCAGAGAGCGTTAATAACGCACTAGGTGGTATGAGTGAAGCGTTTCAGGGTCTTTTCTCGGGTTCTGCTGATGGGTTAAAAAAATTCCTTTCCTCTTTTATAGATGCAACTATAGGAGTTATTCAAGGTTATTTGGCTCAAGCTATTGCAGCTCAAATAGCTTCTAATAGCAAAGCGGGGCTACCTGGGTTAATTGCAGCTGGCGTAGGCGTAGCAGCTGTTAAAGGTCTTTTCTCAAGTTTAGTTCCTAAATTTCAAATGGGCGGTATTGTACCTGGTAATTCATATTACGGCGATAGAGTTCCGGTGCTGGCAAATAGCGGAGAGATGTATTTAAACGGAGGGCAGCAGGCTAATTTGTTCAGGATGCTGAACGGAGGGGGTACGACAGGTGGCAATAGCAGGCTTGTTACTAAAGTTTCGGGAAGAGATTTGATGATTATTTTGGAAAGAGAAAGTAAATATATAAGCAGGGGAAGGTAATGAGCTGGCAGGTTAAATATTATTTTCATTACAGGGATATTAATAATGCTCAGTACACGATTAATGTTTTAGAAAACAGTTCGGAAACATTAACGCCGGCGATGTGCATTCCAGGCGAAGCGTACCCGACTTTGGGATATGTTGGTGTGACACATAAGTTTGTTCCTGTGAGAGGATCTATTTTAAACTTTTCGCTGTTGGCCGAGACTGACGGAGCTTTTGAAGATCTTTATACTGAAGATATGAAGAAGTATAAAGTGAATCACTATAAGGGAGCTATTTTAATCGGTTCTTATTATATGGATAGTGAGTTGTTTAGTGAACCATTCTCGGATATAGATAACTACTCTATCAGCTTTACCTGTAATGACGGGTTTAACCTGCTCGACAGGATTAGCTATATGAAAGAAGATGAAACAAAGTATGAAGGAATTGTTTCGCAATGGACGGTGATTACTAATATACTTTCGAAACTCGCGCTCGATTGGAAGTTTATTTTTGTTGGTTTGTCTACAACTATTACCGGGGTGACGCAAGCGGCCGGTGAAACAATATTTCATAAGCAGTATGTTATTCAGGAAAACTACTACAACGAAGACGGAGACGCAGAGAGTTGCAGAAAAGTATTAGAGAGTATACTTGAGCCTTATGGTGCGTTTATTGAACAGAAGTTTGGGACCCTTTATATAAGCGATTTGAGCTATATAGATGCTGAGGATGCTAAGCCTTTTAGAGTGTACAACGCGACAACGTTTGAATATATCAATACACAAGATGTAAACTTGCATATTGGCGACATTTCAGATATTGAATACGCAAGCACAGAAAGCACGAAAGAAATACAGGCAGGATTTAATAAACAAGTAATTGTTTATTCTCCATACCGGGACATCGATTTTTTAAAGTGGGCGGCGAATCAGGTTGATTTCAATACCGAATTGAGTACGACCGCAAACGGTTCAGGTGAATATACATGGAATGAAACGCTATATGATTACTCAATATACTGGAATAAGTTTAATCAAGGGAAGTTCGCAAAGGCAACAGCCACGGCCGGGAGTAAAAATGGAGAGACTAAATACTATCTCAAAATTGGGAAATATGCGTTTGGTAGTGCGGATGAAAGTAAAAAGTCGTATACATGGAAGAAACAGTTACCTTATGTAATTCCATCGGCCGGGTATTATCTCAGGATAGATATCGAAGCGATGTTCAGGACGAAAATTAACTATGACGACAGTTCTGAAGTTGGGAAAAAACTGACATATGGAGTTCTATTTCTAAAGATAAAAATCGGCGATAAAGTATACGTAAGGTTTAGCGGTCCGGATACATGGCAGACAGAACAAACGGGAGGGCATAACTGGTTTTACCTTGAGTACTTTAAAAAAATAGATTACAAGTTATACCCCAGGGGCGACGGAAGTTACTCGATGGTGTATACCTACGGCGAGATTAACGATCAATATCTTACAGCAAACAATCAAAATATGTTTGCAGACAGAAGTATAGTCACATCGCCTATTTTGATACCTCTTGCTAGTGGGTTTGCTGGAGGAGTGCTTGAGCTTTCGATATACAATTGGACGACAGGTGATGGTGTTAGTTTATATCAGGATGAAACTGCGACAAATAACACGCTAGATTGCAGGATAGATAAGGTTGAGTTAACGGTTACTGATTCGAACGGTAATGCAGTTGAGAACGATGATATAGAATATGAGAAGTCGCTAGACTTAAGATATAAGAATGCGAGAGATAACGTATCGCTTATTCACGGGACGAACGTAACAGGGATTCCTTTTGAACGCGGTGGCGTTATGGGTTATAACGGGACGAACTATTATTACTTGCAGAGCTGGACGAGAGAAGGGTTTACTTCGACTCTTGAAAATTTATTGTTGAGAAGTATATTGAGTAATTACAAGAATGCATCGGCGAAGCTCTCTTGCACGCTAAACCTTGTGAATAATCTGTTTGGGTATATTACATACAATAATTACCTGTTAGGAAAGAAGTTGATGATAACAGAATGCACTATAGACTACGGAGAAGCTACGGCAGATTTGGTGCTCACTGAGTTCAATAAAGATAACTTACCTCTGAACACATGATTAATATTATTACACGTACAGTGCCGCGAAAAGCGAGAAACGGGAGGATATACCCCGGAGCATCGAGTGCGCTATCTCTTGGAGGAGGGGGGAACGGAGGTGCAGACACTTCGAATTTTTTAAAGCTTGCAGGAGAAGAGACGCAAACGATAGAAGGCGACATTGTTGTAGAAGGTAATATTTATGCGCAGGGTAATATTGTTGCTTATAGTTCGGTAGCGGGGATAAGTGAAAGTTGGTGGAGTGCGATGCCGATTGCCAGCGGCACAGTTTTAGGTGGAATTAAGTTAGGCGCTCACTTAACTTACAACGCTACGACT